GTGACGACCTCATGCACATAGCGCTGGGGGACGATCAAATCGTCTCCATACGCGCGCACCTGGCCAGAGAGGCGGCGAATGTCGCTTCTGGTCAACTGGTGATCGTTGACGCGCTCGACCGCAAGAAAGATAAGTGTCAAAAACACGAAGCTTTCAAACGGAAAACAAAGCGCAGACCCCATAGACGCGAACTTGGAAAGTCTCACGACTTTACCTCGTACGTCTGCTACTTGGGAGCGGCTAGCTTGGACAGCTTCAAAGAGGCTGGGCCATGCTGTCGTCATCTCCCGTATTAGCTGATTGGAGACAAGATCACTTGCAGCACTCAAATCGAGTGTTGCGAGGTCGCCGTAAAGCGACCCCTGGAAGGCCATCTCCTGATTAGGGATTTGGTCTTCAAAAGTGATAAAACGCGAGAGGAGGTTATCCCTCTTGACGTTTTCCACGATTGATTCAAGGAGCCCTTGCTGCACATATTGTGTATGCACCGGCTCCATAGCAATCAAACGTGGCGTCTTCAACGTTTTAGGCACAGTAATCACCTTAACGGGTGGTTCTTGTGCCGGGGCTAGCCATTGTAAGGGACGCTCGAAAGAGAGACTGTAACTGCTAGAGAGAAACTCTCTGGCAGGGAACAAGTGTTCCAAACGGTCTGTCCAGGTGCAGTTAAGGTATTTTTCGTTTCCGATAATACCCATAGCTGTCGAACCTGAACCGTGCTTGGGGACAATCTCCCCGTTGTAGACAGAAGAGTCCACAGCGGTGAAGACGTCCCTGAGAAGCAAGGAAGCGATTCTTCTAAAGTCTGAAAGATCTTTAGGAGATCGTATACCATCTGCTTTCCTTACGGCTATTTCACTGGATAGAAAATCAGAGTAGGCACGATCGATACGCTCTTCAGAGCAATCGATCTCAATTTTACTCCACATGCCAGTAAACTGGCGTATGCAGTAAATGGCTTCGACTGATGGAATATCCAGCAACGAACCAGTACCACGGTCAAAGATAAGGTCAAAGAACCCTCCGAGAAATCGGGGGCAACTGCCTTTAAACGCAAAATGCGTAAAAAGGTCGTGACCTACATAGCCTCTGTCAAGACTTCTTTCGAAGTCTTTACAGAACTGTGCAAGGGTAATCGCTAAAAACGAGAACCCCTCATCTTTGACACGCACAGAGACTGTTTCAAAGTCTCTGTGGGTGCTGATGCCAACTCTGTCCCCAATATCATTGAGGACAACTCGTGCGAGTGTAATCGGGCTTTTCAAACCAGCTCCTTTCATAAAGGGGTATAGTTTCCTTAGCCATGGTTATACTCAGTGGCGCGAAGAGCCGCCTTTTCCTCGTAGTGTAACATACACTACAATGAGGGAAAGAAAGCCAAACGCGCTACAGACGCCTAGCGTGAATTGTTGATCAATCACGCTAGTCTCAGTTCTCCCCACCCACGAACTGGGTGAGCTTCGCGTTGGTACCGGCAGTCAGCAAAGTCGCGAGCGCAGCCACATTGGCTACGATTTCGGACGTACTGAAGCCCTGAGCAGGCGAGTCTACGAGGAGATAAGTACTCATCGAGACTCGATTGTTCTGACCAGCAACGAAGGGGTCGGCTGCAATCTTATTGTAGTCGACTCGAATGATGGATCGGTTACGCTTCCCATTCTGATGGGAAATCGTAAGCTTGACCGTGCCGTCAGCACTTGTGAAAGTGCCAGACGCAGGGCCAAAACCGGTTCGCGGAAGCGAAACGGCCGAACCATTGTTAATTGACTGAGGATCAGCGAATGCCATGGCACCACTCTTTCTGTTTAGTTTTCTATGTTAAATTAGAAGCTACAAAAGCGTAGTGCTAGTGCAGCGATCTCGGGGCCTTGGTCATACCAAGAGCTCCAAGAACCGCCCATTGCTGAGCGGAAAACGAGTTTGGGTTTAATCCAAACCCGAAGGGTGTTGCCCTGATGCGCTCTTTTCGCTGGAAAACGAAATTCGCTGTCAGGTTACCGACGCTATTGGTGTTACCACCTGTTGAGACATTCTCAACGGGAGCATCGGTTGTTA